CTTTACGCCAGTCAGCGCCTGGGCACCGTCGAAGGCCACCAGAAAGTTGCGGGTGACGTTGTTGCCGATCTGCAGCGGCGGGATGTTTTTGCGCTTCTGCTGCAGCGGGACGTAGGAGACGGCGAACAACTGGCCGTCGGCGTCCTCAAGGCCGATCCAGTTGAAATCCCAGTCGCCAATATCCGAACCGATTTGGGCGCTGTACACGACCTGGTTGGGATTCACGAACCCCGCGTTTTCCTTGGGGATGTCGTGAACGTGGACGATCTGTCCCACCGGAGGTTTGCCGGCAGCGCGATCCACGGGCGCATCGGTGGCCAGACCGGGCACGTTGGCGAAAATGAATTTCGTAATGACCAGGGGCTTTTTCTGGCTTTGTTTCAGGGCAATTTGGCCTTCTCCGGCCAACGTAATACTGGCGCTCACAATGCGCTCCTACAGGCTGGTGACCAGCGTTTGCTGGTCGTCGTTGAAGTCGATCAGGCCCACTTGCAGGCCCACAGGGGTGATGGTCACGAAGTCATAGCGCCGACACGTCCGACCGTATTGCTGGATCAACACGCGCAGCAGCTCCGGGTTCAGCGACAGTTGCGCGTTGCTGAACTTCAACAACACGACGTCCCAGTCCCGGTCGGGCTGGCGTTCCTCGATCTCCACGTAACCGACGCCCAGGCGCTCGAAAATGCGTTTCATGCCGGCGGTGCTGCCGGCGTCGATCGAGTTGACGAAGGCGTATTTTACGCGCAACCGGAACAGGCTTTCCGGCTCGCCGGCGAAGCGTGTTACGTCACGCTGCCAAGCCCAAAGCTCAAGGATGCTCAGGTGGCACGTATCGGGATCGATCTGTGAATAGGGCCAGCGCAGCCAACCGGTGACGGTTTCCCACCAGGACTGTGCAGCGGCCAACAACTTGGCCAGCTCGGTGCCGCCCAGCCAGAAAGGCAATTTGAGCTTGGTCATTGCGCCGTCACCTTCAACTGACCCAGGCGCGGAATGTTCAGACCGCTGATAATGTCCTGACCCGGCAGAAAGCGCAGGGAAGCGATATCGGCGAACTGCTGGTGGAGATCTTCACTCAGGCGGCTATAGCTGAATCGCGACTGTGGATAAGTCAGCGTCGGCTGGTAGTCGGTCGCGGTGCTTTCGCGAAACGCCGCCCGCACGAACAGCTCGACCTCTTTCACCAGGGCGCTGATTCGCTCGGCGCTCAAGTTCGGCTTGGGCCACAGCCACAGTGTCACGGTCGCCGGGACTTCGGGCATGACCATAGCCAGCAGATCGTCACCATGGCCGTGGTTGCCTTGGTCGCGAATGTGCGCGTTGATTTGCTCCAGGTATGTCGCCGCCGGCACGCCGGCATCAAACAGAATGTAGGCATTGGCGCTGCCCGGCCCACGGGGTGCGCCATGTTCGAAGTACACGCCATCCGGACGCACGCCCGGGAAGGCGGAAATCATGGCGCGATACACCGCGTCGGTGTGCCACTGGTTGACCGCCGAGAACTGGTTACGCACGCGCAGGCGCAACTGGTCGTTGGGTTCCGGATCTGCACCTGGTGAAGCCAGCCAACCGTCTTTGTTCACCACCTGGACAATGCCGGGGATCGGCACCGGCAGGATCGCGTAGTAACCCGGGGCTAGGTTAAAGCCGCTGCCCGCCTCGATCGCCTCGACCGGAACGTCCAGTTGCAGCTGGCCCTGCTGGAACGTCGCCGGCGCCGTGGTGACCAGTTGGTAAACATTGCCGTTGATCGCGGCAGACTGCACCACAATGCCCTTTTCCAGCTGCAGCACGCCGTCCGGAACGGCCCGGGTGAACAGCAGTTTCCCCTGGGCCTTGGTCGCGCCTTTACGCTCGACGTTGACCGCCCAGGCCAGCGTATCCAGCCAGGCATCGACCGCTGTTTTTACAAAGAAGTTGGGCAGCACGGTCAGGCACAGGAAATCCAGCAGCCACAGAACCGGCTTGGTCACCAGCGCAGTCATCACCCGCCAGAACGGCGAATAGCTGCTGGTGTTGGCCACCTTGGCGCCCTGGGCCTCGACCTCTTTTTCCCACGCGGCCTTCAATCCCGCCTCGGTGGTCGGGATGCCGGCATCGGCGATCACCTTCTTAAAATCGATGCTCACAGGCTGACCTCAATCGATCCGAATTTGATGGTTTTGGCAGTGACCAGGTACACGCCCGGCGCCCGCTCCGTGATGCGCGCCGTGCCTGGCACCAGACGCACGTCGTCCTCCACCAGCAGCTCCATCTGCTGAATGCAGTCGCGTTGGCGCAGGCGATCGCGCTCGGCCACCAGCGTCACCAGCAGCCCGCTGTCGCGGATCATGTGGGCGGTGTCCTGGGCAATGCAGGCGCGGTCATCGACCAGCAGCGGCTGATGCGACGGATCCAGCGCCAGGTCGTTGCCAACGATCAGCAGATCCACGTATTCGCTCATCCGCCCACCGCCATGGCGACCATGTTTTCCATCTCCAGCGGGGTCATCGGCTTACCGGTGTTGATGGTCACGTTCTCCACATGAGTTCCCTTGTTCTGGCTGCTGTTGTTGTTCTGGATGCTGGTCAGCAGGCCACCCGGCGGCACTGCAGACGGACGCGCCGGCAACAGGCTGGGGATTGCCGCGTTGATGGTCTGTTGGGCTTTCTGCGCAGCGTTTGCGGTGTCGGAAGCGCTGGCAGCGGCGTCGACGCCTGGCACCTCGGGCAAACCGCCGAAGCGCGCTTCGATGTTCACGCCGGGGATGCTGTTCAGCAGCTCGATCACGTCGTTAACGGCCTTGGTGAAAATACCGACGATGCTGTCCCACGCGGCCTTGGCCATGCCTGACCATCCGCCCATTGAGTTGAACCAGTCGGACAGCTTCTGGAACGTCTCGGAAACGGCTTGAAACGCGGCGGTATTCATCAGGGCCGTCGTCCATTCATCCCAGTAGTAAACGGCTGCAGCGATCGCGGCGACCAGGGCAACGATGCCGACCACGATCCACACCACCGGGTTGGCCAACAGTGCCGCGTTGACCAGCCAGATCGCGCCCTGCCAAAGCATCATGGCGCCGCGAATCAGCGCCAGGCCGGCGCTCAGCGTGTAGATCACGGCGACGTAAGCCAGGATGGCCAGCTTCTGCAGGATAAACACCGCGACGGTGCGCAGCCCCATCAGTTGGAAGACTTTCCAGACGGTCAGCATCCCCAGCCAGGTCATGCGGGCAATGCCCACCACCATGGTCAGCGCCGACATCGCCGCGACGATGCCCATGATCGTCAGCGCGGTGATGCCGATCACCCGGGTGATGTTCGGGAACAGCTGCGACCAGCGCACCAGGGTCTTACCGATGTCCACCATCTTGGCCATGAACGGCGACAGCACCGGGATCAGCACCTGACCGAACACCACGCGCATGACTTCGACCAGGGACGCCCACTGTTGCCACGGGTCAACCATTGCCCGGGCCATCTGCTCGGCGTTCTCCAGCCCGCGCACCTTGCCCAGTTGCTCGATGCCATTGCGCAGCCGATCGGTGTCCTTGGCCAGCGCGCCGATCACCTGGGCGCCTTCGCCGCCGAAGGCTTCCATCAGCTTGGCCCCGGCCGACGCGCTGGTGAGGTCGCCGAACTTGCCCTGGAGCTTGTCCAGGATGGTCATCATCGGCAGCACCTTGCCCTGCTGGTCGGTGAACTTCATGCCGAGCTTTTCCGAGGCGGCGCCGATGTTCTCGAAAAACGCCTTGTAGCGTCCGCCGGCGTCGCCGCCTTCCATGGTGCTGCTCAGCGTGCCGATCACCGCCATCTGTTCAGCCAGGTCGACGCCGGAAGTCGTGGCGATCGCCCCGGCTTCCTTGAAGGCGTCTTTCATGGCTGCGCCGCTGGTGCGGAATAGCTGCACCGCCAGCGCCGTCTGGCCGCCAAGTTTTTCCACCCACGCGCCCTTCCCCATCGCATCGGCTTGGGACTTCTGCAGGTTGTAGAGCGTGCCGACGTATTCGCCCATGGTTTCGGCGTCGGTCTTGGTGGCCTTGGCCAGCAGGTTGCTGGTGTTGGTGAAGGTCGCCAGTTGGTTACCGGCCAGGCCCTTGATGGCGCCCTCGATCAGGTAGGCGGACGCCACAAAGTCCTTGGCGTTCTCGCCGTAGTTCACCGCGAACTCCAGCGATTTGGCATTGAGCGCCGACAGCGCGTCCTCGGCTACGCCCAGCGAGCGGACGTCGCCCAGGGCGCGATTGACCTCCAGCGCCGGTTCCATCGATTCGCGAATGGCGACCACGCCAGCCGTCAGCCCACCAAAGCCCAGGCCGATCGTCTTGATGTGCTTTTCGCTCTGATCGGCAAGCTCGGAAAAGCCCATTTTCACCTTGCCCAGGGGCGCGGTGATCTTGTCCTGCAAGCTGAGAATGAAAGCCAGGCTGGCGCTACGGTCTGCCAATGTCGTTACCCGTTCAGCGCAAGGGCAATGCCGTTAGCCACGGCAAATTCCATGCGTCTCCAGTGTTCGTCCTCCAGCCACTTGGCCGTCCCCATCGCCTCGGGCGTGGGTTCGGCACCAGGTAGCCAGCGGTTCGTCAGGGCCATCAGTTGGCCCAGTCCGTTTTCGCTCAGGCGCTCAGCGTGCTCGAGCGCTTTTTTACGATCACCTCAACGTTGGGCGCGTATTCCTCCAGCAGCGCGCCGGCGAGCTGCATCACCATCACCGGGTTGACCAGGATCGGTTTCAGCGTGGCTTTTTCTTCCTGCTTGACGGTGTTCATCAGCAGATTGGTGCCCGGGGCGACCTTGTTGGTTTGGGTCAGCGCGTTGAAATACTTGGTCACGTCCGCCGGCGTCAGGTTGAAGGTGAATTCGTTTTCGCCGACTTCCAGGGTGATTTCGGTGTTTTGTTGGCTCATGGGGTATCGCTCTTTTTGAGGTTGGGAAAAGTGGTGTCCTGGTGCGCGGGCGCTCGCTGGCACACGCCACGGACGTATTGCTGCAGTCCGACGATCATTTGCCGGCTTTGGGTGAGTTGATCTCGGAGGGTGAAATAATCCGGTCGAGCGTCTGCAGCGAGTTCGGCGCTTCCTGCATCAGCCACGCGGGCGGTGCCGGCGTTGGCGGACACAGATCCGGAGGCGGGACAGGTGGCGCTGACGTACAGCCGGCCAGTGCCATTGCCAACAGCGCGGCGCAGGCGTTCGTTCTCAGTGCGTGCATCAATCAATTCCTTGGTGTTTCGTTGGTCGATCGCGTCCCGCTCGGCGAGCATTTCGCCGCTGATGCGTGCCGCTTCCCGTAGGCCGCTGGCCTCCCATTTGGCGCTGTCGCGCTCGCGCCTGGCTTCGTCGCGTTGGCCTTCAAGTACGTCAAAACCGATCCAGGCGACCAGGCACAGCACGACCAGGAACAAGGCTTCGCGCAGCATCAATAGCCCTCCGCACACAGCCGGGATTCGGCCAGCCGGCGGTTGTGCAACCCCGGCACAAAGCGCTTCTGGCCCTTGGCATCCGTCACAAAGGCCCATACCGGCGTCTTGCCGTCCGGCGCCCAAGCCAGCGCTTTGCAGCCCTCGGCGATGCGACCGGCGTTGATAAGCGCGACCGCTCGACTGGCGCAGGTGCTGGTCACGCCGAAGTTGTGGCCGTGACTGGTGAGTGCGTCGAACGTGTTCTGGCCCACGTTCGGGTTCGTGATGCACTCGGCCAGCTGCAGCTGCGTTTTGCGGATCACCAGCTGCTCCACCTCGGCGCACTTGGCGGGCGACCAGTAGTCGCCGACCACGACCGGGTACGGGCTGGTAGACCGGGTGATGCCTTTGCAAACCGTAGGCAGTCCGCCGGCGAGCTGGTCCGCGTAAACGGTGTTCTGGCCGTTGCCTTCCCAGGTGCCCAGGAAGATCACCAACGGGGTGCTGGCCAGCGCGATCACGCCGGCCATGATCCTGCCGCGCAGGCTCATGGGAACCACACGCGCAACAGTGCCGGCACCGCCATCTGCAGGACGGCGCCAACCAGCGTCAGGATGGTCAGCAAGCGCCCGACCTTGGAGCCGATCACGTTGACCGCCAGGGTCAACGCCTGCTGTCCCTTGTTCAGTTCCTTGAGCTGGCCAGTCATGTTTTCGAATTGCTGTTCAAGCTTGGTCACACGAGTCGGCACGGTGTCGTGACGACCTTCAAACTCATTCATGCGATGCTCGATCACGGCGATTTGCCGCTCCAGCGTTCCCAGACGCGAAGTTTCAGTGGTCATCGGCGTTTACTCTTCTCGACGTCCGTCTGGCACGGGACGCACCGGGTTATGCCGCCCAGCACCTGGCGCGCCGGCGGGATTGGTTTGTCGCAGTCCTGGCAATGGGTCAGGCTTGGCCCGACCGGCACAGGCTTGCTCAGCTGGGCCTTGATCGCCTGGTCACGCTGGCGTTGCTCCAGTTCCTGGGCGCGGTCGAACCAGTCCACCATCAGCGCAGCCCCTCGGTTTCAGCAGCGGCCAGGTAGGGAACGCCGTTGATGCGGATGAAATCCGGGCTGGTGACGTCGAACGGCACCTTGTGTTTGCTCTTCTCGCCGCCCTTGGGATCGATCGACAGCAGGCTGGAGACCTTCACCCGGCAACCGAACGCTTCCACGCGCATTTCTTCGTCCTCGCCGGCCTTGGCAAAGAACACCGCGTCAAAGGGTTTCAGCTCGCGGAAACTGCCCGCCGAGCGGGCGGCATCCACCAGCAAGTTGAAATTGGTGCTGTCCAGTTCCAGTTCGCCGGCGGCGGCGACGTCGCCGTCCACGTAGCCGTCCGGCACACCACGGGTTTGGGCCACTGCCGAGTTGTCGGTGATGTCCAGGGTGCAGCTTTCAACGTGCAGCGCGATGTCGCCCAGGTTCACGTCAAAGTTCTTGCCGCCAATCTTTGCCATGGGGCGTTACTCCGTTTTGTCGGTGGAAAGATCCAGGGCGATGTTCGCCGTGAGGTCTTTCGGGCAGTTGAGGGGTTTAAGCTTGAAGTAGGCGACCACCTTGGTTTTGCTCAGCCAGGTCAGCACCAGGTCGCCGTCTTTGGGCGGCTCGATGTCGCCGGGGAATACCTGGCCAGCAAAGGTGATGGACTTGGCCATGGCGCGCAGCGGCGCCATCAACTGGTTGGTGTTGACGGCCATGCTGTTGGGCGTGTTGTTCAAGCGGCGATCAGCCACGCGGCGGATCAGCAGCGCCCGGATCAGGCGAGCGGCCTTGTCGGTGATACGCAGGTACTCCACGACCTGAAAGTCACTGCCGG